TGTAGATCATGAGTATTTCCAATCACAGGAGGGCGCAGACCCTGACTACATCGGACCGATTCTGACACGCGCCGAATGGCTTGGGACATCCGCGAAATGCTGCCGCCGCTGGCCTAACTTTTTCATCAAGGTAATTGCGCGAGGCGATACAGACCGCCACCTGACTACGTGCAATGTTCTGTGGGACATAGGAGAGGCAGTTGGACCGGCTCCCGAGCTAGGGTGGATCGGAGACCTATGTGTATCCGTGGGCGGGCAGGTTGCTCCATGCAAATGCGGCTACGTAGAGGAGACTTTTCGCTGCCCAGAAATTGATCCTGTGCCGTTCGAGATTACCGTTGAGGCCACAAACGTCACTTTTACTTTCACGCTTGTCCCGCAGATAGGGACGGAGGGATACTGTGATTGCGGGCTGCGACTATACCGAGGGGATATTGGAGACGGATGCAGCGCCTCTGCCAGCATGTGCCTAGAGGATGACGGCTTTTTCCATTTATCAATTAGCGCAAGCCAGACAATCGAGGGAGAGCCGGTGACTACATTGAGCCTGGAGGCATTTGGCGGTGAGTGTCCATACGCATCGGGCGGTCCCGATTATCTGGACGCCTCAATTTATACCGTTTCGCCCGCGTTCGTGCTGGCGGATAGCACTTGCGACGGGGTTTGGATCGACGGCGAAACTCCTATTATCACAGTCACAACTACGTGAAGATTTGCGATCACCTCTTGCCTGATGGGGCATGTGCGCTGCGCGTCCTACGGGACCGCAAGCCCGGAAAGCAGTTTTGCGTGAACCATTGCCACAAGCGAGCGGGCGGCGAAAACAAACCAATTCCGGCAGTCGCGCCACCGACGAGGGGCGCGGGCACCGAGTTGAAACGCATTCTTTCCAAGATCGGAATCCGCCAAGGGGGATGTTCCTGCAACCGCCGCGCCAGACAGATGGACGCTTACGGTATCGAATGGTGCGAGGAGAACATGCCAACGATTCTCGGATGGCTGCGCGAGGAGGCGACGCGGCGCAAGCTGCCATTCGTGGAAGTGGCCGCTAGGCTGGTCGTCAACGCAGCGATTCGCAGGGCCAAGGCGAAGGGTTGACATAGCGGCGAAGGCGATGGGCGCGCCTTCCTTTTTCGTCAAAGCTCTTATTCGTGTCGCGAACACGCAAGGGCCGGAAGTGCTTGAGGCAATCATTACGGGACAGTTCTCAATCATTCAGTCCACGGGCGGGAAGCAACTGACGGGCGTGAGCGCCGGCGGAAAGAACTTCTCTTACCAAGTCCCGCCCGGTCTCGAAATCGACAAGCTCATGGGCTACTGCGAGGAGGCGCTTTCCATCTTCACGGCGTGCGATGCGGAGCAAATCGCCGCTTACCTCAAGCGCCGTCCGGAATCCCGGAGCGTGGCGCGCTTCTACTGACATGGCCATCGTCGACCAATACGGTTGCCCCGTTTCCTCCCGCCTCTTAAACGCAGCGGACAAATTCAACCGCTCGCGCCCCTACTGGCAGACCCGCGCGGAGGACGTGCGGAAGGCGATTGACTTAAACGACTGGCGCACGGTGCTAAGCGTTAGCCGTCGAATCTGGGCAAACAACGGCGTCGTGAAAGGGGCTATCGCAAAGAAGGCGATGCACTCCGTAGGGCGCGCATGGTCCCCGCAGTTCCACGGCGAAGATAAAGTATGGGGCGAGCTTGCCGAGGAATGGCTTGAAGATGAATGGTATAAGCTCTGCGACGTGCGCGGCACGGTGTATGACTTCAAGACCGGGCTCTATTTGGACTCCATTAGCATCGACCGCGACGGCGACGTTGGCATCCTGCTGACTGAGACATCGGAAAATCATTATCCGAAAATTCAGCGCATCCCGGCGCATCGCATCGGGCAGCGAGACCAGTGCGAAGAGAAGATCAAGGAAGGGAAATACAAAGGCTACCGCATCTCGCACGGCGTAATCTACAACCGGCAGGGCGGGCCCATTGCATACCGCTTCCTGGGCGATACCGTAGCCGAGGACGAGGACATTCCAGCAGACCGGCTCATCCTATTCTTTGACCCGGAATGGGACGATCAACCTCGCGGAATCCCCGTATTCTCGCACGCGCTAAACGACATCCGGGACGCGGACCAAAGCGAGGACTGGGAACGTCTCGCGCAGTTAATCAATTCGTCGATCGTCCTACTCGAAACGAACGAATCAGGCGGGCTTGACGCAAACGCGCCCGGCACGTTGCTTGGCGGTCAGGATAGCGAGAGCGCATCCATCACGCAGGAGCAATTCGACGGCGGAATGACGCGCTACTACAAGGCCGGGACGGGCGGCAAGCTCGAGGCGCACACCGCCAGCCGTCCGGGTGCGGACTGGGAGACGTTCCAGGATCGTATCGCGCGGAAGTCTCTGCAAGGCGTGTGGCCGTATAGTCTCGTCTGGAAACCGGACGGAATGAACGGCGTGCAAGAGCGTAGCGTGATTGAGGACGCCCGCGCGCTCATCCGGGACCGCCAAGACCTCCTTGAAGCGAACGCTAGACGCATCATCGGATACGCCGTCAGCAAGGCCATGAAGCTCGGCATCCTTCCGGCATATAAGGGGAAGGACGTGGGCGGATTCTTCAAGTGGAAGTTCACGATGCCTCCGAAATTCAGCATCGACCACGGGCGCGACGGAAATAGCCGCCGCGCGGATTACTTGCTAGGACATCGCAATCTTGAGGAGATTCTAGCGGAGCAAGGCTACAGCTACGCAGACCACATGGAGGACAGGGAAGAGGAGGCGCTAGACATCATCGTGCGGGCTCAGAGCTTGGCGAAGAAGACTGGCGTGGATTTCAACATCGCCTTCAATCTCATCAGCGAACGCAACTCGTCAGCGGTCAAAGGCTCAGGCACGGACGGGGCTCCGGCATCCGTTGACAACAACAACAATGCAAATGCGTAATTGGTATGAAATCAAAGCATCAGCCGACAAAACCGGCGCGGAAATCTATCTCTATGACGAGATCGGCGGATGGGGAATCAGCGCCAAAGACTTCATCGCGGAAGTCAAAGCCCTTAGTGGGCAACCCATTTCGCTCCATATTCATTCCCCCGGCGGGTCTATTCTTGACGGGCACGCAATCTACAACGCTCTTCTCCGCCATAAGGGCGGTCTGACTATCCAGATTGACGGGCTAGCCGCATCAATGGCGAGCGTGGTAGCAATGGCCGGGCGTCCCGTGCGGATGGCAGAAAACGCTTTCCTGATGATTCATAATCCGTGGAGCGTGAGCATGGGCGATAGCGAGCAAATGCGGAAAGATGCAGACTTGCTCGACCGGATGCGGGACGGACTCGTGAACATCTACGCGCAGAAGACCGGAAAAGACGAGGGCGACATTGAAGAGATGATGGACGCCGAGACATGGCTTACCGCAGCGGAGGCGAAAGACATGGGCTTTGTGGACGAAATTACCGACCGTCTCGACATGGCCGCGAGCTTCGACTTGCACAAATTTAGCAAAGTCCCGCAGGCATTAGTTGACAACCCCACAAAAGCAATGAGCGAACAAATCATCGCGGACCTTACCGCAAAGCACCAAGTAGCAGCCGAACAGGCGCAAACCAACTTCGCCGCCCTGCAAGCCAAGACGCTTGAACTTGACGCGCTCAAGTCCGCATTCGACGCGCAGGCCGCAGATATCGTCACACTTCGCAGTGCAGCCGTGGAAGCGAAGACGAAGCTCGAGGAATACGAGGCAGGCGAGGCGGAACGCATCAATGCTGAGGCCGCGCGCGCAGTTGCCGCAAACGGGCATCCGCAACTTTCGATTGGAAGCGACATCGCGACCAACTCCACCAAGACCCTTCTTGAGCAGTTCGAGGCTATTCAAGACAAGGAGGCGCGGTTCGCGTTTTACCTTGCAAACAAAGACGCACTCCTCGCCGGAAACTAATCAACCAACCAAACTAAAATATGGCTAATACCATCTCCTCCTCACTCACTCCGGCGATCGTCCGCGACCGCACGGTGACAATCCTTCAAAGCAAGCTCGCTTTCCTTAAGTCGTTTTCGAGCGACTTCTCGACTGACGAGATGGCTCCGAACAAGGTCGTTAACGTCGCGAAAGCCACCGTTGGCGCAACGGGCCAGACCAACGCGACCAACTTCGAGAGCGGCGACACCACGCTCAGCGTGATTGCCGTCACGCCCGCGCAGCTGTCCGTCTCGTTCCACCTCACGAGTGCGCAGCTTAACAACGGCATCAAGCTCCAGCAGCTTGTCGACATCAACCTTCGCACCCTCGCGAATATGATTATCGACGCGGCTACAGCTCCGATGACGGACGCGAACAGCGGAACCGTGACGACCGTTACGGCGGCGAACTTCGGAACCGATGATCTTTCGACGCTTTGGGCGCTCGCAAAGAACTT